GTTGGAACTACAAACGGCTGGCGTCACTAAGCTGACTGTTGATTCTTCTGGGGTGACGTTAGCAACCCCCCTTCCTGTTGCGTCTGGCGGAACAGGTTCAACCTCTGCCGCCTTTGTCGACCTTGCGTCTAACGTCACAGGGACGCTTCCTATTGCCAATGGTGGCACCGGGACGACTTCCACTACGTTTGCCAACTTAGTTACTAATGTCACGGGCACACTGCCAATTGCAAATGGGGGCACTAACTCAACGGCTACAGCTACCGCTGGTGGCATTGGATATGGTACGGGCACTGCGCATGCGTACACTTCGGCTGGAACTAGCGGACAAGTATTAACCTCCGCTGGGTCTGGAGCGCCTTCGTGGCAAGCTCCCGCCTCTGGAGCACTTGTTTTGTTGGCTACTGCGACAGCATCAGGGGCGGCATATGTGACGTTTGACGGTTATTTTTCTTCAACTTATACACATTATTTTTTTCTTTTTAATAATTTATTAAATACAAGTGGGGCGCAGCCTCTTAGAATGCAATTAAAGGTAGCATCTAGCTATGTGGTAACTTCAAACTACCAAGCTAACTGGATAGGATTTGGAGGAACTTCTAATTCAGTAACCAGTAATACTACATCGGGGGTAACATCTTTCCAACTTGGGCTTAATTCAATAGGACTTGCTGGTAGCTTTAGTACAGCCTCTGGGTATCTATATTTACATAATGTTTTGTCTACATCAAAACAAAAAGTAATTCAAGGGGTGTTTTCAGATGTTACTGGTTATGTTTCATATAGGGTTTCTGGTAATACAACAGGAACTGAATTTAATCCAGCGGTAACTGGGGCTAGATTTTTTCCGTCAAGTGGGACTATATCGGCAGGAACAATATCATTGTATGGGATAGCAAAATGAAACAGTGGACTCGTGACGGTTATGTTGACTTAACCGAAGAAGAAATTGCACATAAACTTTTAGAAGAAAAACTTTATTTAGAAGAAAAACTTGCTAACCAATATAAAGAATCTAGGCAGGCAGATTACCCGCCAATTACTGACTACATTGATGGCATTGTTAAAGGCGACACAGCCCAAGTACAGGCGTACATTGACGCGTGTCTTGCTATTAAAGCAAAATATCCAAAACCTTAATTTAACGTGAAAAACTTTCTGTTTGGTGTTTTGTTTGCGATGTCTTGTACGTCCTTTGCCATTGAATGGAAAGAAGACGGGGGAGCAATTCTTACCCCCGAAGACGTAAAAAATGTTGAAATAAAGTTTGACTATTTGCGCCAGGAAAATTTTGTGTTGCGCAACACCGTTGACGAACTTCAAGCGCGTAAGTGCATATAAAAATGTATGGATCCAATTACAATCGGTGCGGCGTTTGCAGTAGCCAAGGCGGCTGTTGCTGGAGTTAAGGAAGCCATTGCGCTTGGTAAAGAAGTGCAGGAGTGTTATCACGACATTAGTGCATTCTTTACCGCGCAAGGGCAAATCCAGGCGGCGGTAGTCCAGCAACAACATGACAAAAAGTTAGGCAAGCCAGTACAGAAAGACGCAACAGCAGAGGCACTTGACGCAATGTTTGCATCACGTCAACTGTTTAAAATGGAAGTTGAGTTGCGTGAGGCTTTGATTTACGGCAGCGGCAACGAGTCCGGTTTGTACGAAGAGATGTGTCAACGGCGCGATGCAATCATCCAAGAACGCAGGGACGCAATTGAGGAAGAGGCCCGTCAAGAAAGAATGCGTATCAGGGCAATTGAGCGCAAAAAAGAACAACGAATCCAAAATTTACAAGAATGGCTTGCGGTAGTTTTTGGTGTGGCAATCAGTAGCTTCATCATGTACGCGGTTTGGTGGATGTTTAAGCACGGGGGTGATGAATAATGATGACACTGTTAACGACGTTAATTTCTTTTCTGTCTGGCGGCTTACCCAAGCTGTTGGATTTTTTTCAAGACAAACAGGACAAGAAGCACGAGTTGTCCATGGCCCAGTTACAGATGGAACAGCAGATGCGGCTGCAGGCCGCTGGCTTTCAGTCTCAGGAACACATTGAAGAAATTCGCACGGATCAAATTAGTATCCAGACTCAGTCCGCTGAACGGCAGGCTCTTTACGCACACGACATTGAGATTGGCAAAGGCGCGTCGCAATGGGTGGTTGATGCCCGCGCGATGGTGCGCCCCACAATCACGTATGGACTTTTCTTTTTGCTTGTGGCTGTCGACATCGCCGGCGTGTGGTACGCGTGGACGATGAACGCGTCATTTCACGAGATGATGGCATTGGTGTGGGACGACGACACACAGACCATTTGGGCGTCGGTCATCAGCTTTTGGTTTGGTACACAAGCATTTTCTAAAAAATGAAATTCACTGCATTACAGCAGCTTAAACATCATGAGGGGGTAAGGAAGAAGCCTTACCTAGATAGTGTGTTGTTGTGGACGACTGGGGTGGGGCATTTAATTGCACCACCAGAGCATTTAAAGATGACCCTGGAACAACGCAAGGAGGCTAAGAAAGCGGGCCTGTTAGCTTGTCCGGCTGAATGGAATAGGACCCTGACAGACGATGAAGTGGATTCAATTCTTGCGTCAGACCTTGCTAGGTTTGAGAGAGGCGTTCTACGTTATTGCCCTACTGGGCTTACTCAAGGTCGGTACAACAGCCTCGTCAGTTTTGCATTTAATGCCGGGCTAGGCCGATTACAAAGTTCATCAATTCGCGCCAAACACAACAGGGGCGATTTTAATGGAGCCGCCGATGCTTTTTTGCTGTACCGAATGGCGAGTGGCGTGATTCAAAAGGGTTTAGTAATTCGCCGTAACGATGAGCGCGCGATGTACCTGGGCAGTTAAAATGAAAGTGAAAATATAAATGTCTGCACCATCAATGACGTACGACACCCTGGTTCAGGATGTCATAAAGTATAGTGAAAGAACGGACACGAATTTTGTTGATCAAATTCCGCGTCTGATTATGATGACGGAACAGGCTATTGCGTCGGAGATTAAGACGCTGATGCAGTTGAACGTCATCAACACCGTACTAATTCCCAACGACCCCGTGCTGCAAAAACCAGTTCGGTGGCGTAAAACGACGAGCATGAAGATCAACGGCGAGCCTGTACTGACTCGTTCCATGGACTATGTGTCTCAGTACCAGGCGGAGGCCCCCACTGGCGCCCCACTGTATTACGGCGATTATGACTACGACCACTGGGCATTGGCACCAATCCCCGATCAAGCGTATCCACTGCAAATTATTTACTATAGCCGTATTCAACCCCTGGACGCAGAAAACCAGGAAAATCTTTTGACACGAGAAGCACCACAGGCCCTCCTTTATGGGACGTTACTCCAGGCGCAGGGGTACTTAAAAAATGTTGAAAAACTTCCCGTTTGGAAATCGTTCTACACAGACGCCATTGCGGCACTGAAAGGCGAGGATCAAAAACGTATGATTGATAGAAATGCTGTGAGGCAAGAGCCATGACAACTTATGTATCCCCCTTTACCGGTGACGTAATTCAACCAACGGACGTAAGCTACGCGGCCGTTACGTTTACCGCTGACGTAGACCTTTACTGGCCGCAATACGTAAACGCGGGGCAGCAAGTAATTGCCCGCGTTATGGAGTTTACAACTTCAACCGCGGCGCTGACGGTCACGCTACCAAACGCTTTACAAGGGTCCGTTGGCCAGGACATCTTGATTCGCAACATGGGCAACGTGCCGTTTACGGTCAATAACTACGGCGGCGTGGGTTCTTTTTTTGTTGGCGTTGGTGAGGCTTTTTATACTTACCTAGTCGACAACTCAACCGCTGCCGGTTCCTGGGGCGTATTTCAATTTGGTACGGGCACGTCTTCTGCTGACGCAAGCACCCTTGCGGGGGCCAGTACCTCGGCTATTTTAGGTAAGTTAGAAGTTGCACTAGTTACGTCAGAGTACAACCTATCAAACCCTGTCATTAATACACAGTCCCGAGGTTCGTGCTATGTCTGGACTGGTGGCGCAGCCACATGGACTTTGCCTCCTGTTGCCGAACTTAGCGAGGGTTGGTTTTTGTTGGTTCGCAATAACGGCACGGGTAGTTTGGTAATTGGTACGTCGTCAATTAGTTCAGCAATTGACGGTCAGTCTAACATCACACTTCCTTTGGGCGATTCTTGCATTATCTGCGTAGATCGAGATCCTTCAAGCCAAGACTTTTTTACTGTTGGTCGTGCACGTCCCAATAGTTTAACGTTTACTTCTGCGACGTATGACGTTGATAGTATTGTAGGTTCAACGTATAGCATCGTATCCAACACGCCAATTATTCAACGGTATACCGCACTAAGCGGTAGCCGAACAACGTCATTATTAATTGAAATGCCTGCGGTTACGCAGATTTATTACATCATTAATGACACGGGGCAAAACGGGTACAACGTTGATTTTCAAGTACCTGGCAGCGGGCAAACGCCTGTTGTTATTGCTAACGGGCAACAGGTAATTATGTTAAGTGATGGTAATTACCTTTACCTGCTTAACCAAACAAGTGTAGTAACGCAACTGGCTCCCGCGGGCTCCGCTTCAGCGCCGTCATACGCATTTTTACCTGACCCCGCGACAGGTATGTACCTTGTGAACCCATCACAACTTGGTTTTGCCGCTGGCGGTGTTAATGTCGCCACAATAGACACAACGGGAGGCACTGGCAACTACATTACAACTTTTGTTGGAAGGGTGCAGGCGGATCTGATCACTGGTGGGACGTTCTAAATGGCGGACCAACAAGACGCGTCAAAGATATTTACACTCTACGTTAAGCCGGGTATTAAAAGGGACGGTACTCGGTTTGAGGGGGATGAATATAGCGACGGAATGTGGTCCAGGTTTCAACGTGGCCGCGCCAAGAAAATGGGCGGCTATCGTCAAATGTTTGCCTCTTTGACCGGCGTCCCGCGGGGTATTATTACCAACCCAATTAATGGTGTTAACTATATATTTACGGGCAATAGTAATGGCGTTGAGGTGTTTACGACCGGCACAGATCAGGGTGTTGGTGTGGGTCCGTACCCCGTTGAATTTAACACGACGTACGCAGTCACCAACGTTGACACGGTACTGATACAGATTGATGTCGTAGGCGACTACACGTCGTTGTTTGTCTCGGGGTTTGTTTTTTGGGCGTATGACACGAGTGGTGTAAGAACAGACTACACCGTTGACGTTGCTGGCTCAACGTATAACTCCGGCACCAACCGCACGACGGTTACACTCGTCAGTGTCGCGGGACTGCCCAACGTGCCCACGTCGCCCACGACGATGGAGATATACAACCCGAATGGGATAGCATCTAACGCAAACTACCTCTGGCAGTTTGATATTGGGTTTGACTCCACTGGTTCCGGTCGGTCGATGCTTTTGGCGCACCCAGGCCAAAACCTACACAACATTGACTCAGCGGTGTTGACGTCACTCTATGCGGGTAACTTCCTGCCCGACCCTACAACGGGCAACTACGTGTTGACCCAGGTCATGGACTCTGGTGGTGCCAACCCAACGTTCCAACCCGTCAACGCGAGTGGTGGCGTAGTTGTCTTGTACCCGTACGTTTTTGTGTACAGCAACTACGGCGCATTGTTTAACAACAATATTGATTTTACGACCATTGCGTCAGCCAACCAAACGCTAAACGATTGGAATGGCCCAACGGCCAACATCGTCAACGTCGCGGCTGGTAAGTTTGTCAAGGGTATGCCGGTGCGTGGTGGCACCGCGGCACCATCGGGGTTGTTCTGGGCCACGGACTCCTTGGTGCGTGTGTCGTTTACGTCACAAACCCCGTATTACTGGAGGTACGACATTGTCGCAAATCAAATCTCTATCATGTCATCCAGTGCCGTTACAGAGATGGACGGGGTATATTTCTGGATGGGTGTTGATAGATTCTATCTTTACAACGGCGCGGTAAAAGTCTTACCAAACGACAAAAACGTAAACTATTTGTTTGACAATATGAACTTTAGCGCACGCCAAAAGGTGTGGGCGACAAAGGTCCCTCGGTATAATGAGATCTGGTTCTTCTACCCACGAGGCACCGCAACAGAGTGTACCGACGCAATTATCTACAACGTCAAGGACCAGATTTGGTACGACGCAGGACAGGCTGAAGGCGCACGTAGGTCTTGTGGGTACATGACGGAACTGTTCCCTCGTCCTGTTTGGTGTGGCTGGGAATTTACAGGCGAAATTGGACAAACGTACATTATTGCGTACGGGCCAGATAACGGGTCTGCTCCTGTTACGGCGTCCAACCAGGTGGTGGTTAACGGAGACTTGACTACAAACCCCTCGGGGACGTACATGATTTTTAATGAGTCTGAGGGGACGACGTTTGTTAGCGCGAATCAAATAGCTTCCGCGGTGTTTACCGACGACCCCACTGGCGGCACGACGCTTATAACGTTCGTGGATGACATCGTGGCGGGTGTCGTCACTGGTTCTTACATGACCCAAGCAATTGGTGGGTATGCCATTTGGGAACAGGAGTTTGGCCATAACAGGATCACGGCCACGAGGGAGTACGCGATCAAGTCTTATGTAGAGACGTGCGACATTAGCTTTATTGGTGGTACGCCTGCAGAAGACACCACGATCACAGCCAATCGACGGATGCACATCACGCGCGTTGAGCCAGACTTTAAGCAAGTAGGGCCCATGAGCCTGACCGTTGTTGGCAGACCCTTTGCACAGTCTCAAGATATAGAGAGGGACGGTCCGTTTGAGTATGAGGCAGACACGGGCAAGATTGACCTTCGTGTTGAGCATCGGTTAATTAGCCTTGTGTTTCAGAGTAACGTCATTAATGGCGATTACGAGGCTGGTCGTATTATGATCACCGCAGAAATGGGCGACGAAAGACCGTAATGCGAATCGAGTTCCTGCCCGACTATAGCTCCTGGGAGGACTGGAACGGGAGCATGATCCATTACTTTGGGGATCAACAGTTTCCGTTCTTGCCAGAAGAAAAATGGCGCGATGTAGCGTCTGCCATCTCTTTAAGCACCGTGTTTGACACCTTTGGTGTCCCCTACCCAGAGACTTATGAGGACTGGAGAGACTGGGCGAGGGCTCTTACGATGGTGGTAAACGGCGTTTCCTAAAAAGGGCGAAGTGTTACTCTAAAATGGGTAATTCTCTATAGGAAAAGAATAAACTTTTATGGCATTTAACGCGCCTGATTACTTAATTAAAGGTTCAAAATGAAACCCGGACTTTACGCAAACGTCGCCGCAAAGAAAAAACGCATAGCGGAGGGCTCCGGAGAAAAAATGCGTGCGCCAGGGACAAAAGGTGCTCCTACTAAGGCGGATTTTAAAGAATCTGCCAAGACTGCTAAACCGGTTAAAAAGTAAACAACATGGCATTGACATTTGGCGAGTTGATGGCGCAAAAAACGGCACAAACAAGTGCCGCTCCAGTTACGGGCGCGTTACCCATTTCTGCCGTGATCATAATACGACCAGCCTCGTAGTCGCCATTGATGACGTTACTTTGGAACACAAGGCTAATGAGCCGATGCTCAACGCGAAGGTCAATCTTGCCCGTGTCTGCCTCGTACTCAAAGGGGCCGTCTCGCTCAATGTCTTGAGATTGAGCAAATGGTCTACCAACAACAGTCAGGCTCATGGGCCCCACTTGCTTAAAGTCTGGCTCAACGCGCGTGATGTGCATCCGTCGATTGGCTGTGATCGTGGTGTCTTCTGCAGGCGTACCACCAATAAAGCTAATGTCGCACGTCTCTCCATAAG